CCAATTACGTGGCTTGAACTTTGGTCTTCTATAATGCATATCCGCAAATTCCATCTCAGCAGCAATCCTAAAATTCGTATCATCATAGTGAGCTACCTTGGATCCATATCTAGAAATATTAGCAGAAAAAGGTTCTATCTTCTCTCCTTTACTATTCGTGTAAACACTTAAATGTGCAGGACAGGAAATAGGCTCTTTAATCATACCATACAATCTAGAACGAACTATTTGACTTTTCGAAGCGAAAGGGGCAGGAATCTTAGTAGTACCTATCATCTTAAAACTCTCTCCAGGGAACGGACAATCATCTTTAGGAGTAATCTGCATAGCTTCATTCAATTTTGGATTATTGTAATCGGCAATAACATATTTTCTAACATCTGCTTGCAATTCTGCTGTCTCCAAGACAACATCAGGAGTGTCGGGTACATCTTCCACACCGAATAGGTCATGTACTTGCCTAATCATCTCTTGTGTTACGGGAATAGTATAACCTCTTCCACAGCCACCAGCTACATGAATTCCTAAAATCTTTGCGCTCGCTGATTTGTCGTATAGATACAAAGGAGAACCACAGTGTCCACTCTTGGTAGGAATATCATACTCAATCATATGTTCCATCTTCAATAAGGAACCATCAGAATCATATACTTGCAAGGAGTCAACCCATCTTCCATCGGAAAACTCCATCTTCACTATTAAAGGATCTGATTCCATTCTAACTAGCATGACATTTCCACTATTCCAACCAGATAAATAAGCTTCGCTCACAAAATGGTGAGATATTTTCTTATGCTCGCGCAAACCAGTACGGAAGAAGAACAAATCTAAATTGCCAAACCTCTTTCCGCCCAATACACGGGCAGGGTTAATAAACATTCTGGCTTTATCATCATCATCATTCCTGGTAAGCTGAACAGATCTAACTCCTCTCTCCATGCAGTTCTTCAAAAGAGAAACATAATGATAAGGTATCATACATATATCTCCATTTATCATAATAGCATCACCTGGGGCAGTTCCAAAAGGATCACCATCAGCATCATCACCCATGTCAATCAGAAAGGCATAAGTATTTTTAGACAAAACTTTCCACGCTATCTCTTCAGTATTTCGACATATAGCACGAGATTGTGTCATAAAATCATACTTCTTGTCCTCCATGAATTCGAAATATCCTTCGAATATCTTACCGTTCCAATGCTTGAAAGTAATATCAGCTTGTTGGTGGATGTTAGGCGGTGGTCGCTTGACTTTATATAATCTTCCAGCAGGCTTATGTCTGGCTTTAACAGATGGATCATATGCTTGTTCCTCAACTGGATCAGATGGTTTCATAACTGCAACAATAAGTCCTATACCCATAGCTAAAGTAGATAACCCTACTAAAGCTGTACCAACCATAGTAAATATAGGATGGCGCTGATAGAAACTGGAAACTAGAGCTTTTGTCTTAGATAAGATATCATGAGCTTCCTCCAAATCATCAGAAAAATCTAAATCACCTACTTTCTTAGCAAAAGCTCGAGAAACCTCCTTCTTCCAGAAATGAGGGGCACGCTGTAAAAATTTATCAACCTCTGTACCATACAAGTCTACTTCCTGCTTTAACCATTCTCTAAATACCTTCCATTGAGCCAACGTATCTATCCATGCTTTCCGATATTTGAAATCCAAGATCATTGCAGATGGACCAGTAACGAAAAGATCTCTAAGGTATGCATTCAGAACCTCCATAGAAATATAAGGGGCACTTAAAGTGTTCAAGCCTCTCTTCTGGATGATATTATCAATATCATTGACGGTCTTAACCATACCTATCTCTTCATCTTTCTTCAAGGTCTTGATCAAAGCATCATCATCAAGTTCCTCTTCATCATCTGAGGAATCTTCTTCAATTGGGGTTGTGTTCAATTTTGACATGTTAACACTAGGGGATGTCCTAGCACTCTTATAATCTTCCATCTCTACATCATATCCATGTAGAGCAGTCCGTAAATCTGCAGCACTAACTTCGCTCTTACCACTTCTCGTAGAATCTCCTTGGAATTTAATCTTCCCATTGGTA